TTAGTCTTGATGGAATGATTCAGAGTCCGGTTGCATTTACTAATATTAATTGGCAATTGCAAGATAATATTGGCGGTTTAATTAGCACAGAAGCAACAACATTTGCTTTAAGTGGCATTCAGACTGTTAATGTTTCTGATATTCTTAAAATTGATGATGAATTTATGAGGGTTCGTTCTGTTGGTTTGGGTACTACCAGTCTAGGACCAGTTACTGGACTTGGTACAACAGAAATTGTCGTTGTTGAAAGAGGTGTTTTAGGAACAATCTCAACATCTCATACAGACTCTACAAATGTTGGTGTATATAAAGGGTCATATAATATTGTTGGTGATGAAATTCACTTTATTGATCCACCAAAAGGAAACTCTGCTATTTCTAGACAGGAAAATAATCTAGTATTCCAAACTTCAGATTTTAGTGGTAGAGCGTTTTTGAGGAAAGATTATAATGATAATAAAATTTATGATGATGTCTCCAATGAATTTAATGGAATTGGAAGAACATTTACATTATCAGTAGAAGGAACTAGTGAAATTGGAATTGGTACCACGGGTGGAAGTGGAATTGTACTTATTAATGGAATATATCAAACACCTTCTGCACCAAACAATCCAGATAATAATTTTGAAATTATTGAAGATCAAGTTGCAGGTATTTCTAGTGTCCAATTTACTGGATATAAAGATATTGGTGGACAGGTTGGATTCTCCAAGACTGACGTAAATGCAAACCAAATTCCTAGAGGTGGTATTATTGTTTCTCTTGGATCATCAGGTGGTCTTGGATATGCACCACTTGCAGGTGCAAGAATTGATTTGATATTGGATAGTGATCTTGCTGAGGGGCAATCCAATCATCCTGGGAGTGGTAACGAAATTGGTGAAATAGTTGATATAGTTGGAAAGAAAGTTGAAGGATCGACTGTCGAGGTGACTGTTCCAAGTATTGGTCTAAATGATGTGACAATTATTGTTCCGGATTTGGCATCACTTCAGATAGGAATAGGTATGTCCTTAACGCCGGTTGATAATGTTATCGCTTATGGAACTGAGGTAATAAGTATCAATACTAATACAAATGAGGTAGCACTTGACCCGACCCCAATAGGTTCTGCATCATCTGTAGATCTAGAATTTTTTAATAGATACCCTGTAGGTGGATCTGGTTATAGTGATGTTGTTGGTTATGGAATGACAATAAAAGATCTTCTTCATGCAGGAAATGACGCTGATATTCAGATTCAAATTACTGATGGTGGAGTATTGAATTTCAATATAATAGATGGTGGATCAGGTTATATTAATCCAAAAGCAACTGTCTCAGAACCTACTTATTCTAATCTTGAAGTCCGTGGAATTTCTAGAGTTGGACATGGAACAACAACAGATACTGGTGTTGGACTCTTGATGGATATTGAAGTTGGAGCAGCTGCTACAGTTGGAATTGGTTCTACAACGGGAGAAGTTAGAGGATTTAATATCTCTAGACCAGGATATGCTTTCCGTAAAGGAGACAAATTTACTCCTGTTGGACTAGTTACTGCTGCTGGATTATCTTCACCTATTGAACAAATAGAATTTGAGGTTGTAGAAACCTTTGATGATACATTCTCCGCATGGCAATTTGGTAATCTCGATTTTATTGATTCCATTAAACCATATCAAGATGGATCCCGCACAAGATTCCCACTATTCTATGAAGGCGAATTGTTTAGTGTTCAGGTTGCAGAAGAATCTAGAATGAATGTCGAAAATGCTCTAATTATCTTTATAAATGGAGTATTACAAAATCCAGGAGAAAACTATTTCTTCTCCGGAGGAGCATCATTTACACTTTCGGAACCAGCAAAAATTGATGATCAGATAGCAGTATTCTTCTACAGAGGTACACAAGATGTTGATGATGAACAAGTCGGATCAGTTATACCAACAATAGAAAGAGGTGATTATGTTCAAATAAACGATTACTTTGATTATAAGGGACAAAATCGGAGAAGAGTCTTTGATTATAAAGAATCTGATGTATTAGAAACATCACCATATACTGGTGTTGGTTTGTATCCTTCAGATTCTACTTTTAGACCTGTTTCTTGGTTAAAGCAGAAGAGAGATTTGATTTTGGGTGGAGATTATGTTTATAAGACTAGAAGATCTTTACTATCACAAATTTATCCTACTACTAGCATTATCAGAGATGTAAAAGCAAATGATACTGTACTTTATGTCGAAAATACTGATATGTTCAAATTTGAAATAGATAATAATAGTGCTTCAACTCTTGATGAGACATCTCTCCTTATTGTTGATGATGCAAATGAATTTGTTCCCGCAGAAATTTCTGTGTCGCGAGTTAATAATAATGATGGTTTGAATTTAACTATATTGAATCAAAGTGATACTCGCGGATATCTACCATCAACTACATTTAGTGCTTTAGTTCCAGAACCATTCACAACATCCAGAACTGGTTGGCCAGGAACAGTTCCTGGTCAAGAGGGACAACCTATTAGTGAGAGTGAAAAATATTATTCTCTGCCACCACAATCATCAAGTAATACTGCTGAGATCAATATAACAACAGATTCTATTGGTCGTATTACTAATGTAAATATTGTTTCTGCCGGATCCGGTTATTCTGGTTATGATACTACACCACAAGTATCAATTCCATTACCTACAACTGTCCATGAACTTACGTCTGAGACAAGTGTAATACATGGATTTAGTGGTATTGTAACTGCGATTAATGCATCAGTCACTTCAGATACCACCGGAAGAATAGTTAGATTTAATGATAATCATCCTCAGAGTCACTTTAGTGATATTACTGTTACTAACGTGAATACATCTGGAAGTGACTCTTTTGATGTTACAGCTGGTGGTAGTTCCGGTACTGTAAAGGCGCAATTTAGATTTAAAACATTTGATGGTTCCTTGACAGAAATAGAAATGATTAATCCTGGTACGGATTATAATGCAGGTGAATTTGTAGAACTTAGTGATTCAAAAATTTCAAATCCAAGTACAATACAATTTTACATAGAAGATACTTTGGATGATTCTGTAACATCTTATGACAGAGTTTGTGCCATGGAGTTTAAACTTCAAGAGGATTACTTAGATCAACAGAAAACTGGTATTAATGGATCCGATTTTAACAATTCAAATCTAGCAAACGGACAACTTTCTCAAGGTGATTATGTTTCTATATCTCATACTCAACTTGATACAGAATATAATAGTTTAAACTATCAATATGCAACTTTAGAAGTTTATAATCCTGCTACAGAAAGAGGTGTGACGAGTAAGATGACTTCCGAAACTCCCATTACTGATGAATACGGTCAAACTCAATCTTCATATACATCATCTAACTATAAGAGGTCGAGTTTACCAGCACTTTCTTTCCCAGGAAATAATGGGGTTGGTATTGGAACTACAAATTCTATTGACGGAATTTACAAAGTCGAATCTATTGACGTAGATGCACGAACTGGAATTATTACATCATATGCATTTATAGAAGGTGGACAAACCACTATATCGGCAAAACTGCCTTTAACTATTGATCAGTCAGGAACACTTGAAAACGGAACTTTCTCTTGGGGTAAGATAACACTCAGTTCTGGTGTTACTACATCATACACAGTAAGTGGTAACACTGTTGGAATTGGATTGACGGAATATCCATCACTTCAAAGAAAGTCTGGTGGTCTTAGAGACACTGGTGCATTATTTGCTGGACCAGGAGTTGCTCTGACTTCTAATTAATACAATACTCAAAAAAAAGAGTATAAAAACTTCCATAAATACCTAAAAAACTGATGTAATATGGCAGCCATAGTAACAGATCAATTTAGAGTTCAGAATGCGACAACATTCATAGATTCTATAGATAATAATTCTTATTATGTTTTTCTAGGACTTGCAAATCCTTATGATGTTGATGGAAGTACGGTAGGTTTCGGTAGGACGACTACTTGGGACCCAGATACTGCTGGAGGTTCAATACCACCACCACCTGTAGATAATCAATCATATCTCTCTCATTACAGAGATACAATTTTGTTTGGGAAGAAGATAACGCAGTCAAATGTAAGGAGAGTTATAAAAAAAGTTGAGTGGACTGCAAATACAAAATATGATATGTATAGGCATGATTATGATATCTACAATAAAACTCCAAATTCTAGTACTGCCAGATTATATGATTCAAATTTTTATGTTGTAAATAAAGATTATAGAGTTTATATTTGCTTATATAATGGATCTAGCGGCAATAACACAACCGGCGAACCATCTCAAGATGAACCAACTTTTACTGATTTAGAACCATCTGCAGCTGGAGATAGTAATGATGGTTATATTTGGAAATACCTATTCACTATTGCTCCTTCAGATATTATAAAATTTGACTCTACAGAGTACATTATTCTTCCAAATAATTGGGATACTAGTACTGATTTCGAAATAAAATCTGTTAGAGAGTCTGGAAATTCATCTGCAAATAACAATCAGATTAAAATTGTATATATTGAAAATAGTGGCAGTGAGTTTTATGAAAGTGGAACATATCCAATTTTAGGTGATGGTACGGGTGGAGAAGTTCAAATTACTGCAAATACTTCTGGAGAAATTGTTAGAACTAGAGTCATTAATGGTGGAAGTGGATATACTTTTGGAATCATAGATTTAAAATCTCCAGCAGGTATTGATGTAAATAAAAGAGCAAAACTAGTCCCTATCATACCACCATCAAAAGGTCATGGATATGACATATACACAGAACTTGGTGCAGACAAAGTATTGATTTATACTAGATTTGATACTTCTACTAAGGAATTTTCCTCAAATACCAGATTTGCTCAAGTTGGAATTATCAAAAATCCAGAGCAATATAGTTCTGGATCTACACTTGAAGGAAATACTTTTAGTGGATTAAATTCCATTAAATTAGATACAATTCCAGAAACTTTACCAACTATTGGAGAAAGAATAGTACAAACCAAAGCGGATAATTCTGTTGCACAAGGAATTATTGCAGCATATGATCAAGAAACTAATGTATTAAAATATTATCAAGATAGATCTCTATATTTGACAAATTTCATCAATAATATGGATGACAGTACAATATCACAGAGAGGTCAAGTATTGAGTTTTGAATCATCCGGAAACTCTATTAACTCTAGTTCTGGATTTGAAGGATCAGTTGATCAAGATTTTAATGGTAGTACTCTTTCCCTAGACAACAACACTGGTATTGTTGGTTTGGGAGTAACTTTTACTGCAGGACTCGCCCAACCTGAGATAAATAAAAGTACTGGAGATATTATCTACATCGATAACAGGTCTATTGTGTCAAGAAGCATTAGACAAAAAGAGGACGTTAAAATTATTCTGGAATTCTAAGAAATGGCTCAAAAAACAAATCTAAATGTAAGTCCATACTATGATGATTTTGATTCATCAAAAAATTTCTTAAAGGTTTTATTTAAACCCGGTTTTCCAGTTCAGAGTAGAGAGTTAACTTCTCTACAGTCTATTCTACAAAATCAAGTAGAAGATTTTGCAAGTCATATTTTTAAAGAAGGATCAATGGTGGTTCCTGGAAACACCACCTTTGATGATCAGTATTATTCAGTAAAACTTAATACTACTCAATTTGGTGTAGATTTAAGTTTTTATATTGATAAATTAATCGGCAAAACAATAACGGGACAAACTTCTGGAACTACAGCAAAAGTTGTAAATGTAGTTTTTCCAAGTGAGAGTTCCGAAGTAGATAATATTACATTATATGTAAAATATATTTCCTCCGATAATACATTCGTTTTCAATCCATTTAATGATGGAGAAACATTATCATGTACAGAAAATATTGTATATGGTAATACAACAATCAATTCAGGATCTACTTTTGCTACACTTATAGATGTAGATTCAACTTCTATTGGATCCAGTGCATCAATTGATGCTGGTGTTTACTTTATTAGGGGTTATTTTGTTGAGGTTTCTAAGCAAACTATAATTTTAGATTATTATAGTAATACACCTTCATATAGAATAGGACTGACAATAACAGAATCTTTGGTTTCATCTAAAGATGATGACACATTATATGATAATGCAAAAGGATTTACTAATTATGCATCTCCAGGTGCAGACAGATTAAAAATATCTTTAACATTATCAAAGAAACCATTAGACGATAATAAAGATACAAACTTTGTCGAACTTCTTAGAGTAAAAGAAGGTAAGATTCAAAAAGTAACTACCAAAACCCAATATAATAATATAAGAGACTATTTGGCACAAAGGACCTTTGAAGAGTCTGGTAGTTATGCCGTAGATCCTTTTGAAATTACCCTTCAAGAATCTTTAAATGATAGATTGGGTAATAATGGTGCTTTCTTTGACGGAGAAACTACAAAGCAAGGAAATACTCCTTCTGATGAACTGGCATGTTTAAAGATTGAAAATGGTAAAGTATATGCAAGAGGATATGATATTGAGGTCATTAATGAAGTTATAGATATTGAAAAACCAAGAGAGACTGAAACTAATACATCTTCAGTATCGTTAGAAGTTGGCAATTTATTCAGAGTTAATAATGTAACTTCTACACCCAAACTGAAAAAAACAGTTACATTATATGCTGGACTTGGACAATCCGGACCAAGTTCAATTTCGGGAGGAATAGGAGTTGCAAGAGTATATTCATTTAATTTGACAGATGCTCAATATACAGACGCTTCCACATCTTGGGATTTAAGACTGTATGATATTCAAACATATACTGCTTTGCAATTTAATACAGATTTTTCAAGAGATGCTGGAGATCATATAAAAGGTAAATATAGTGGAGCTAATGGATTTATAGTTGCAGGTGATGCTGATGATAGTTGTAGAGTAAGACAAACATCAGGAACTTTTATTGTTGGCGAACCAGTTATTATAAATGGAATTGAAACTTCAAAAACAATAATTAGTATTAACACTTATGGTATTCAAGATATAAAGTCAGTTGAACAAACTAATGCTAATGGATTTGTTAATGGTGGATCAGATTTCACAGCAGATTTTGTTCTTGATAGAGAAATTCTTCAAGGTGGAATTGCACAAGTTAATATAACTGCGGCGACTGCAGGATCTTCCACAGTTACTGCTGGAGGAAGACCTTTTAGTGATATTAAAATAGACGACATTATTAGATATCAAAGACCTGGAATTACGTCAGAAACTTTTAGTAAAGTAACAAGTGTTGATGATACATTAACTTCATTTACAATTACTGGCGTCTCTACTGTTGCTAATGTATTTGATGGTGGACTTAACGCAAATGAGATCACTATTCCAGTATCAATTGCAAAACTTGATACAAGAGGAAGTGGAGTTTTGTATATTCCATTATTTGATGAAAATGTATCCGAAGTTGATTTCTTAAACTCAAAACTCAGAATTGTAGGTCAAATCGATAATTTAGATGTCGATAATTCCACAAACGCTCTTTCTGTTAGTAATACAAATTTATCTGGAAATAGTACTGATTTAAACTTAAATCCAACAAATTCATCTTTTGTTGGATTTGACCAAGAAAATTATGCAGTATTCTATGAAAATGGTACTATAGCATCTTTATCTGACGACGCATTTTCAGTAAATCAATCAGACATTCAAATTAGAAAATTAGATCCTTCAATATCTAATGCAAACACTATTCTCAATCTTACTGTAGAAAAGAACAAAATAGTATCAAAAACAAAGAATTTTGTCAGATCTTCTGTTGTTTATATTGATAAATCCAAGTATCAGCAATCTGGATCAAATCCTTCCGAATCTAATAATGATGGACTTACATATAATAAGTGGTATGGATTAAGAGTTCAAGATGATCAAATTTCTTTAAATGTTCCAGATGTAACTAAAGTTTTGGCAGTTTATGAGTCTTTGAACAAAAATTTTGCAACATTTGATAGAATTGAATGCACTTCTACTAGTAATGTAGATTCAAATACTGTAGTTGGAGAAAATATTTTTGGATCTAATGGTGCTGTAGCAAGACTTGTAGTGAGAGATAATGGTGTTGGAAATACTTTAGATATTGTTTATCTTACCGCAGAAAGATTTTCTATTGGCGAAAATGTAACTTTTGAGGAATCAAATATAACTACTACATTGGAAAATGTTATAAATGGTTCATATAAAAATATCACAAGTTCTTTTATTTTAGATAAAGGTCAAAGAGATCAATATTATGATTATTCGAGATTGGTCAGAAAGGCAGGAAGTTTAGAACCAACAAGAAAATTATTAGTCGTTATTGACAAATATGAAGTTGATTCTCAGTCTTCTGGAGATTTGTTTACTGTAGCAAGTTATGCTAAAGATAGATTCTCCGAAGATATTCCAGATATTGGAATTTATAATATAAGAGCATCTGATACATTAGATTTTAGACCAAGAGTAACCACATTTGATGTATCGACCGCAGATAAATCCCCATTTGATTTTATTGCGAGAACATCTGCATTTAATACTACATTAACTTCAATTTTAGCACCTAATGAAGTTTCCACGTTGTCGTATGATTATTATCTCCCAAGAATTGATAGAATTTATGTTGATACTCTCGGAAACTTTGTAGTTGATAAAGGCAAATCCGAAAAAAATCCACAACCACCCCAAAAACTGGGCGAATTTATGGAGTTGGCAACTTTAGAGTTACCATCCTATTTGTATAATACTAGTGATGCTTCTATTACTTATGTTGATAATAGAAGATATACTATGAGAGATATTGGAGAACTTGAGGGAAGGATTGAAAATCTAGAAGAAACAACATCTCTTTCTTTGTTGGAATTGGATACTAAGACAATTCAAGTTACTGATTCTGAAGGCAGAGATAGATTTAAATCTGGATTCTTTGTAGATAATTTTAGAAATCTTGATAGAATTGATATTGACTTAAGTTCAGTTACCGTTGATGGATCTGTTGAAGAACTTTCACCTATAGTTACCAGGAATACTTTAGAATCTTTAGTAGCATCTTCAACAAATGTAACTCCACAAAACTTGGATCTTTCTTCAAATTTTCAATTATTAGATCCAGCAATTCAAAAAACAGGAAATTCTCTTACCTTAGCATATAAAGAAGTTGATTGGTTAGAACAACCATTAGCAACTCAAGTTGAAAATATCAATCCATTTAATGTTGTATTATATGTTGGTACAATTGAACTGACACCTAATGTTGATACATGGGTAAGACAAACATGGATGGCAACATTAAATCAATCAAATACAGTTAATACATCATCGACCAATACGAATAATAGAACTGTAAACAGGAATGCCACAAGTGTCAGAAGAGTTGCAAACTGGGGCAGAAGAGGACAAACAGTTGCTACAGGAACTTCTGTTAGCAGTAGAACCAGAACACGCACCTCTACAAGAGTAGTTACTTCTACTAGTACATCGGTATCAAATGTTTTACGATCTAGGAGTGCCGAGGTCTTTATGAGATCTCGTAATGTAAATGTTAATGCAACCAATTTAAAACCAAGAACAAGATATTATCAATTCTTAGATAGTACAAGTGGCGTTGATTTCATGCCAAAAATGTTGGAAATTTCTTCCGACTCAGGACTTAAACTTTCTGGAGCAAGTGCTGGATTTAGTATTGGAGAAACTGTTATTGGAACAATTGATGGTAGAGAAGTTACTAAATTTAGATTAGCACATCCAAGACATAAGTCCGGCCCTTTTGCTGCTCCAGAAACATTTTTTAATGCAAATCCATATGAATCTGGACAGTTTACTGACAATTTCTATTCATCAACTTCGAAGATTTTGAATGTTGACACATTCTCAATGTCTCAGCAAGCTCAAGGTGATTATTATGGTTATGCTGTCGCAGGAATGAAACTGAAGGGACAAACTAGCGGTGCTGAAGCATATGTAAAAGATGTTCGTCTTGTAAGTGATAATTATGGAGATTTAATAGGAGCATTCTTCCTTAAAGATCCAAATAGAGAACCATTCCCATCAGTTAGAATTAGAACAGGCAATAAAACTTATAGATTATCTTCAAGTAAATCAAATGCTGAGGTTCTTCCAGGAAGTACTGCGATTTCTTTCGGAGAAGCATCATACAATTCAACAGGAACCTTAGAAGTTTGGCAGAGAGTAGTGACCGTAACTACAGTTAGACGTAGAATTACTACTGTAACTAGAACGACTACCAGAACCAGAACTAGGAACTTTACACAATTCTTTGATCCTTTAGCACAAAGCTTTACTGTTGGTGGAAATGTTCAGGTAAAATCTAATATTGATACTGAAGAAGATGCTAATGGTGCATTCTTAACTTCTGTAGATCTTTTCTTTGCGAATATTGATGAGGGAAATGCGCCGGTAAGGGTTGAAGTAAGAACCATGGAGTTGGGAACACCAACTTTGCAGGTAATAGGACCATCCGTTACTATTAGACCCATAGAAATTGATGAAAATGGTAATGAAGTACAAGTAATTAAAACATCTCCAACAGGAGATATTCCTACTAATGTCAAATTCCCAGAACCAATTTTCTTGGCACCAGGTAGAGAATATGCAATTGTTTTGATTTCAGAAAATAGTGATGCATATGAAGTTTGGACTGCAGTCATGGGAGAAAAGACTGTCAATACAACAACTCTTCCTGATGTAGATGCAGTTATCTACACCCAACAGTTTGCTCTTGGGTCTCTGTTCAAATCTCAAAATGGATCTATCTGGACAACAGATCAGTTCCAAGATTTGAAGTTTAAATTATATAAAGCAGAATTTACTGAAACTACTGGTACTGCATATTTCTACAATCCACCATTAAATGAGAGTAATGGATATAATCAGAATTTGCCAATAAATCCAATTAGCGCCACACCAAGAAGTGGTTGGATTGGAATACAGACTATTTCTGATGAAGGAACTGCAGGAATTCTTACTGTCGGTAGAAGACTTGCAGGATATGGTGATTATGGTGGTTCGGCAATTATTACAGGTGTTGGTGGAACAGCAACAGGAATTAATACTATTAGTGGTGGTGAAAATTACATATCAAATATTACAAATTTTGAGATAACTCCCACAAATATTGTAGGACTTGGTACAGGTCTTGTGCTTCAAGTTTCAACTTCTGGTGTAGGAACAATTACAAATGTAAGTATTGCAGAAACTTCTCCAGGATTTGGATATGTGGAAGGTGATGTTGTAACTATTGTCGGAACAGCACTTACTACTACAGCAACTCCAGGAACAGGAAAGAATGCACAAATTTCAATAACTGGAATTGGTAGTGCAAATAGACTATACATTTCTAATGTTCAAGGTCAGTTTAATTCATCATTCCCTGTTGGAGCTGCTGTAAGTTACTATGATACTTCAACTTTAGATAGTATTGTTTCTTTAGGATCTACAGAAATTGTAGATTTCTCAGAATTAAATACTGGAAAGAAATTGTTTGTTAGACATTTTGATCATGGAATGTATTCAAATACAAATATGGTAAAAATTTATAATGTACAATCTGATGTTCCACCAGCTAAGTTGAATGCAACTCTACAGTCAAGTGAAACTGCTACTTTAGTTTTAGAAGATTCTTCGGAATTTGATACTTTTGAAGGTCTCTCTGTCGGCACAGATAATACTGGATATCTTAAAATTGGTAGTGAAATTATAGGATATGATAATGTTAACGGAACGACTATTAGTATTTCCGCAAGAGGCGTTAATAATACTAAAGCAGAGACTCACGAATTGGGTTCTACTGTAGAAAAATACGAATTTAATGGAGTTTCATTAAGAAGAATTAATGGAATTACAACTTCTATTCAAGGACCAATTGATATTGATGGTTATTATTTGGATATTGATATGAGTGATAATAATGGCAACAAGGCAAGAAATACTGACTTTAGTCTCGGTAGTGACGTATATCCTGCGTTAGCATTCAATTCAAACAATAGTGGAGGTGGTGATAATGTATACGCTACTGAAAATATTTTATATACTGGATTAAGACCTACATATGACATTGAAACTCCATCTTCATCTACATTTGTAAATGGTAGAGTTAGAACGGTATCTGGAAGTAGTGTTGCATCAAATTCCCAAGTATCATTCGTAGATAAGGGATATCAGACTATTCAATTAAATACATATAATTCATTAACTGATCCAAGAATAATTTGCTCTGAAGTAAATCAGGATGAATATCTTACGAGACTTCCAAGAAATAAATCATTCACAACAGCGATTAATTTCAATACATCAAACAAAAATGTTTCTCCTATTCTCAATTTGAATACTGCATTTACTGAATTCTTCAGCAGTCGTTTAAATCAACCAATTTCTGATTATACTACTGATAGTAAAGTTAATTCAATTACTGATGATCCACATGCTGCTGTTTACTATAGTAGAATTATTTCTTTATCAAATCCAGCAACTTCATTAAGAGTCATTTTATCCGCATATAGACATGAATCTGCCGATATGAGAGTTCTTTATAGTTTGATAAGACCAGATTCTAGTGAAGTTGATGAGGAGTTTGAACTGTTCCCAGGATATGATAACCTAACTCTAGGAAATGCAGGTCTTCAAGTTACAGATCCTGCTAAGAATAGTGGTCTTTCGGATCAAAGGATTCCTCCTAGTATTTCTGACGAGTTTTTAGATTATGAATATAGTGCCGATAATCTTGGTCTATTTACTGGATTTAGAATCAAGATTGTAATGTCTGGAACAAATCAGGCAGAACCCCCAAGAATCCGTGATCTCAGAGTACTTGCAGTAAGATGATTAAAGTAGAAGGACACTCTAATCTTTATAGAGATGAAGAGAGCGGTGCTATCATAAACACAGATAGTACCGCATATGATAAGTATGTCAAATCTATAGAGAATAGTGAAATGAAAAAACAAGAACTTGACAAAATAAAAAGTGATATTGATGAAATTAAATCACTTTTAAAGGATTTGATCAATAAAAATGTCGGGTAATTGAACATCATATAAATACTTAAAAGTATATTGATCCCGGAATAATGGCAGTTTATGTATCAAATATTGTTATTGAGCAGGGATTTGATTTTGAGACTACATTTGAGTTGGAAAATTCTCTCACTAATGAACCACTAGATTTATCATCATATGATCTTCCTGATTCAAAATTAAGAAAATCTTATTCTAGTTCAAAATCATATGATTTTGAAACACGTTTTGTTGATGAATTGGCTGGCAAATTTTTGATCAGTATGGGTTCTTCAATTACAAGTCAATTAAAACCCGGAAGATATGTTTATGACGTAAAACTGACTACTGGAGGAGGTCTCACTTCAAAAGCAGTTGAAGGATCGGTTATAGTCAGGGGAGGAGTAACTAAGTAATGCCTACTATAAAAGCAAGAGTAGGACCCCAGAATGCAGTTAGAGTATTATCTCAGCAAACATCTGCGGTTTCTAAATTACTTAACTTAAGTGATGTAATTACTGATTATCAATCAATTGATGGGCTACTCCTAGTATGGAATCAACCCACTTCACAATTTATAATGACAAGTGTCATTGATAATGAGATAAAAATAAGTGATTTAACCCAATCATATAATGCAACCACCGGAGCACTTGTTGTTTCTGGTGGTGTTGGTGTAGGTGGAAATTTAAGTGTTGCTGGAATAGCAACATTTGGAACAGGAACAGTTACTGTTGATGGCGATAATGATTTAATTTATGTTGGTCTTGGTGTCACTCTTAGTGGTCAAGATGGTATTTGGACTAAAAAATTAACGGTAGATGGTGATTTTGTTGCAAAGAATCTCACTATTACCGGAATTGCCACTCTGGCGTCCGAAGGTGGCATAACTACTACTGGTGGTAATTTATTTGTTGGTAAAGATTTAACGGTTGCGGGAGTATCTACCTTCATAGGTAATGCAACCTTTAGGGGTGGGACAATTGGAATTGGTGATTCTACTGGTGATGATATTAATGTTTCTGGTGAATTTATATCCGATTTAAATCCAAATGATGATGGACTTTATGATTTGGGTATAGTTGGTAAAAGATGGAGAGATGCTAGATTTTCTGGTCTAGTAACATCTACAACTCTAAATGTTGCGGATACTGCATTAATTTCCGGAATAGCAACATTTCAACAAGATGTTGATGTTACTGGAACATTTACTGCCGGACTTATAGATGGGGGATTCTACTGATGGCAAAACCAAGTACTAGGCAAGGATTGATTGATTATTGCCTCAGAAAATTAGGAGCACCAGTTTTAGAAATTAATATTGATGACGATCAAATTGATGATTTAGTTGACGATGCTATTCAATATTTTAATGAAAGACACTTTGATGGTGTCGAAAGGATGTATTTGAAATACAAAATAACTCAAGATGATATTGATAGAGGGAAAGGTCCAAGTAAAGATGGAGTTACTGGTATTGTAACGACAACAGTAAATCATAATGTTGGTGCCACTACTCAATTCTCCTATGAAGAAAATTCAAACTATATTCAAGTTCCCGATTCTGTTATAGGTGTAGAGGGTATTTTTAAATTTGATACTAGTTCAATTTCGAAAGGAATGTTCAGTATCAAATATCAATTATTTTTAAATGATCTATATTATTTTAATTCCGTAGAACTTTTACAATATTCTATGGTTAAGAGTTATCTTGAAGATATTGACCATTTGTTAACTACAGATAAAAAAATTAGATTCAATAAGAGACAAGATAGATTGTACTTAGACCTTGATTGGTCATCACAAAAAGCAGGAACATATATAGTTCTTGATTGCTATAGAGCACTCGATCCTGCATCATTTACCCAAGTATATAATGATAGTTTTGTCAAGAGATATCTAACAGCACTTATGAAACGACAGTGGGGACAAAATTTGATTAAATTTAATGGTGTCAAACTTCCAGGAGGAATTGAATTGAATGGAAGACAACTCTATGAAGATGGTGAGAGAGAATTGGAAGCGATAAGACAAAAAATGGCATCAGAATATGAACTTCCACCTTTAGATCTTATAGGATAATTTATTATGGCACTTAATCCATATTTTCTTCAAGGTACTACTGGAGAACAAAATCTTCTTCAGGATTTAATTAATGAGCATTTAACTATATTTGGAGTAGAAATACATTATTTGCCTAGATCAATTTTTAGGACAGATAATATACTTCAAGAAGTGGAATCTTCGGCATTTGAGGATAACTTTGTTATTGAAGCATATATGACAAATTATGATGGATATGCTCCAGATTCTGATATTATGACAAAATTTGGATTAAGACTTAAGAATGAAGTTAATTTAGTAATATCCAAAGAAAGATTTGAAGATTTTATTGGTGCATACCTAGGCGGACAAAATTGGGCAATTGATCAGGGATTTATTGAAGGACAAGAAAAATATCTGGCAGTAAGACCAGCAGAGGGAGATTTAATTTGGTTTCCTCTAGGAGAGAGATTATTTGAAATTAAAAGAGTTGAGGCAGAAAAACCATTTTACCAATTGAATAAAACATATGTTTATGAGTTGCAATGCGAATTATATGAATATGAAGGAGAAGTTATAGATACAACTTCAGATCTTGTAGATAGTGTTATTGAAGATGAAGGATATATAACTACTATGTCACTTGTTTCCGTTGGAGTGGGAGCAACAGCAAGTGTGAGCATAGGCGGTACTGGTATGGTACGTCAATTAACACTGACTGATGATGGAAGTGGGTATACAAGTACTCCTACAGTAACAATATCTTCGCCAGCATCTGGGGTTGGTACGGCAACTGCAGTTGCAATTACAACAAATAAGGGAAATGTATATTCTATAGATTCATTAAGAATACTCGATCCGGGATATGGATATATTCAAACTCCAACTGTTACAATTAGTGGAGGAAATGGAAGTGGTGCAACTGCAACTGCTACTTTAGGAAATAATGGAATTAGTACATTTACTATAAATTCTGAAGATAATAAAGGATATTATAGTATTCCAGATGTCACAATAACTGGAGGTGGTGGAACTGGTGCAAGTGCAGAGGCAGTTATATCTTCCGGAACTGTTACTGGTTTTAGAATTATAAACACAGGTATTGGATATACAGAAGCACCAACAGTAAGTGTTACGGGAGTTTCTACAACTGGTATAGGAACATTCACTATTAATGAAATTATAACTGGTCAGACTTCAGGTGCAACTGCTCGTATTAGAGATATTAATATTGATTATTTCGCAGGAGATGGTGGAGAAGATAGAACAAATCCAAACAAGTATTTGGAACTTGGAAGTATTACAGGAACATTCTATGTTGGAGAGACTGTAGTTGGTTCTGCATCTTCAGCGACATATATAGTTAAATCTTATGATGATGATTCTTCTGGAGATGAGTATGACAATAATGATAATATTGAAACAGAAGCAGATTCAATAATTGATTTTACCGAAAGTAATCCATTTGGAGAATATTGATGTTAGGAACTTATTTTTATCACGAAATAATTAGAAAGAATATTATATCTTTCGGAACATTATTTAATAATATTTACATTAAGCATTTAGATAAAAATGGTGCTGTTGCTAATCAACAAAAAGTTGGTTTGTCATATGGACCTATGCAGAAATTTCTTGCAAAGATTCAGCAGCAAGAAGATTTAACAAAACCAGTTGCAATTAGTCTCCCGAGAATGTCGTTTGAAATGACGAACATTCAATATGATTCATCTAGGAAGGCAGGAGTCACTCAAACTTTCAAAGCAACAGATGGAACAAATATGAAAAAGGTTTTTATGCCTGTTCCATATAATATTGGATTTGAATTAAATATTTTTAGTAAGTTGAATGATGATGCTCTACAAATAGTAGAGCAAATTTTACCATTCTTTCAACCATCATTTAATTTAACTTTAGATTTGATTGATTCTATTGGCGAAAAGAGAGATACTCCAGTTGTTCTGGATAGCATCGACTTTCAAGATGATTATGAAGGATCTTTCCAGACTAGAAGAGCATTAATATATACACTAAGATTTACTGTTAAGACATATCTATTTGGTCCTATCGCAGACAGTACGGATGGTCTTATTCGTAAGGTTCAAGTTGATGTTTCATCTTCAACAGATATTCAAACTGCAAAACGGGAAGTAAGATATACTGCTACACCCAAGGCGTTGGAAGACAAAAATTCTGATGGACAAATCAATTCGGCAGATGATGCTTTACTTGGACCATCTGACGATTTCGGATTTAATGAGAATTGGGATTTCTTCCAGGACTCCAAAACATATAGTCCAACACAACAACAGGATATTTAATAGTCATGAGTGAAAATTATGATGCTATCGATAAGGCTCTGAATATTGAGAGTGATATTGTCGAATCAAAACCAAAAAATGTAGATATCATTAAACCAAAAGGAGATGATATTAAAAAAGATTATGAATATACTCGTGCAAATTTATATTCTTTAATAGAAAAGGGACAAGAGGCGATTAATGGCATCATGGAGGTCGCTGAAGAAGGATCTAGTCCAAGAGCATATGAAGTCGCTGGACAATTGATCAAGAGTGTTGCGGATACTACTGATAAATTGATTGATCTTCAAAAGAAACTTAAGGATGTTGAGGCAGATACAAAGAAAACTACAAATAATGTGACAAATAACGCTGTTTTTGTTGGATCAACATCAGAACTTCAAAAAATGCTGAAGCAAGGTTTTCTAAATAATAATAACGCAAACAATAAAAATGAAGAGGTGTAGGCAGGGTTACTACTACTGTTATAAAGATAAAAAGTGTAAGCGAATCCCTCTTGGATATCGTGTAGGTCTTGGTGGTTGGTTGCGTAAAGAAAAAGAAGAAGAAAAAGACGAAAACACAGAAGAGAATGGAAATCACAAGAATGGCAATGGAAGTGGGAATGGGAACTCTAATGGGGGTTCTAATGGCGGAGGCGTCAGTGAAGGCACCTTACACAAGTGGTTCAAAGGATCCAAGTCTAAAGATGGCAAAGGCGGGTGGGTCAATGTCGTCACAGGTGGGACTTGTGCCAGTGATGAAC